GTCAGATGATTTTTTCGCCACACCGCCCTTGCGGGCAAACTTGTCTAGCTCCGCGTTGGCTTTGGCGAGCGGATCGCTGTCGACAGAAAAACCAATGTCAGCGATATCAGTCATGATAAACTAGCCTCTGACTGAACCCTTAACCATACATTATCAAGCGCCTTAATAAGGGATAATTGCCAGCGCGTGAGGGTGACGCCGGTTAGCTGGGACCAAGCCAGGATACCCTCGTGAGTAATCCTGGCTGGTCCCATAGCCCCACTCCCCCTACTGTTATGCAGGTCAATAAAGTCTTCCCAAATATGCGAAAGCAGCTCAGGCATCTCCGGTCCCTCTAATTCTTTCTCAGCAGACTTGCTCTGCTTCGCCGCCTGAATGAGATGCTCTTCTTGAGTAACCCCATTCTTATCTGTAACTAAAAGGCCGAAGCGGTGCTCTGCGTATTTGAGAAGATCAGCCGTCAGCCCTTCATAAAATTTTTCTGGTTAAAGATGCCCGCCTCAACCTGAGTCTTAATCCATGGGAACTCATTGAAGACCGCCTCAACGGAGGCTGTATCAGTTCCTGGGGTTTCGCCGCGCACTGTAATATTCCAAGACTTAATGCACTGGGCCAGAAGTTCCGTCGCGTTTTTTTCTTGGAGCGCCGCCGTGATTGTTACCTTACCCATGCGCTGGGCCTTCGTGAGTGCCCGATCCTTTTGATTGCGCAATACGCTCTTGTACTGCTCACTGTTTTCGCCGTAAACCTCAACAAAGATTTCGTTGTCATTATCATCGTCAAGCGGCACGTCATTGACTGGGTGAAATATCGTGACCTTTGCCGCGTCACCGCTGACGCTAAGATCGGAAATGTCAAATGATTTTTTCTTGGTAGTCATCGGGGTTTCTCCTATGTCGGGTTAATCGGGAAATAAGGTGCGGTGACTTCCCGACAAAGCCACCGCACCAATGCCATGCACGGCATATCCGCGCTAGGCGCGAATACCATACCGTTACTTGCTAATTTTCATGTTTGTTGCGTCGGTGGCGTCATAAAGAGCCACAAACGGAAGACTGACTGTGCGGGACTGCGGATTTTGAACCGGCGCAGAGGCACCGTTATATTTGACCGCAGGAAAGTCAAACGTGTAGGCCGCGCCAGAAACAGGATCGTCAACAACAAGCTGAACATTGCTTTGGGTTTCGTTTAGAAATTTATTGATGAGCGATGCGTCTTCATAATAGGCCGTGATGTTTCCCTCAACCTTGGCTTGACCAAACTCAAGCTGAGGTGTCGTGGCGCTACCGATTACAAATGTTGGCGCTAGTGAGTTGCTGATCGAAAAGTCAAACGAGGTGATGGTTGCGACCGGCGATCCACCATCGCTGATCGATCCCGAATAACTATCAAACGGCTCACCACCGGACGGGGCAGTAACTGACGCATCAAGAGCGGATGATGCCTGAACCATGTCCTTACCGGCCATTGAGAATGTGGCCTGGATCATGTTGTTGGGCGAAATTCGAACCGACATGGATGATGCCGCCATGCCGGTAAATTGGCGGAACTGAGTAATGTCAAGCGCGGCATCTTCGATGGTCATGAACTGAGGCGTTGTGCCAACAGTAATCTCACCGTTTGACCCGAATGTGCTAAACATTGCGCTTTCGATGAAATCATCAAAATCACCATCGCGTAGATCAACAACGATATCACCCGACGTGCTACGATTTCCGTGGCGATCAACGCGCGGGATGCGATCAGGCAAAATTTCATTGCCCTGAACTCGCTGCTTACTCAAATCAAGAGTATGAGAATTAAATGGAAGGGCGATCATGGACGGGGTGCCTGGGGTGGTGCCAAACGCACTTTCCACGACGTAACTTAGTTGACTGCGACTACCTTGCGAAAAGGGCATAAAGAGGCTCCTTCAATGGGACGGCTTACGTCATCACGACGTTAGCGCTGTGGTTGCCTAAACCACATTCAGGCGATTATAACAGGTCAGGTTGAAAAAGAATACCACGAAACTGTGATCGATACCATATACCATGATGCATCCGATGATCCCGCTGATCTTTCTGAGTGACGTATACGAACAGTAACTGATCCTTCGGTGATGTCGGTGCCCGGCTCAAACTGATTACGAATAGCGTCAGCTAGGTTATCGGCCCCACCAGGACCGTGGCCCTCTGGGATAAAAATATCAACCTGGAACAGCCCAACATACTCAAGGACGGGATTGGCCCCGCGAACTGCTGGCCGACTTTCGCCGGGCAGGAGTGTTAGCCGAGCCCATGATGTTCCTGGTGTTGGTTTGAACTTTGCATTCTCCCACGCGCGATGCCCTGCCGCAGGAAAGCCTGTCGTCAACACGGCTGACTTTTCTAACGCCGCTCTGATTTCCGGGTATGTGGTCATTTCCTAGAAATTCTCTCAATAGTTCTTTTAACGATTTGAGGGGCACGATTAATCGTGCCGCGCACGAAGGCGCGCGGTGCCATGTTAACCGTCCCGAATTCCACAAACTTTGCATACGAAGCGCCGTTTAAAATATAAATCTTGTCTCCGATTTTTGCCTCTTGCGTTTCTAGCGAAAGCATGGAAATAGTAAATGCCCCGGTTGGGTCTGGCGCAACTCCGGATGGCACTGTGCCGGGATCGTTAATTGACGCAAACCATGACGCGCGCAAATTTCCGGTAAGCCATGGCGTGGCCTGCATAACCTCCTGAGCCAAGTCTTGAGTAACTTCATGAAAAACGGTTTCGACCTTTCTCTTTGTCTTCTCCGCTATGTCATAAAAACTCATGGTGACGCGCTGAACCATTTAAGAGTGCACCTGACAGATATATGCAATAACCTGATCGCCGTCACGAAGCGATTGAACGTCCATCATCTGAACCTCCACACCCTCGCCAATGATATGGTCCTGAGTCTGAGGCGTTTTACTTAATGCGCTACCGTCCGCCTGAAAGGCAGATAGTAAAAGTTTTCGATCACCGCGCTCTATGTTCATCTGACCGAAAAGTCTGTCATGGTAATTGGTGAAGACACCCTTGACGGTTTCATCATCATTGGAGGCGGCTGCGGCCTGTCCCGTATCCGGATCGTAAGCCGACTTGCCTTCTCTTCGAAAGGTTAGCGTTTGGCCCCGCTCATTAATCAGGGTGCGCACTGTTATTGGGTCTATGCCAGTCATGGGGCCAGTTTACCTCAAAAAAAGAATTTTAAAAAGATCATAAAAAGGTCTTTACCTTTTCGTTTAAAGGGTTGGTATGCTCATATCGAAACAGAGCTATGCAGGAGACAGGGAATGACAATCACCCCGATCAGCCCTGCTTAAATTTTTCGGGGTTGATCAGGGCGCGCGCCACTTTCGCGTCCCAGGTTAGGCCGCAATGCTCCACAGCCATTTTCATTTGATCATCAAAGCCGTCGATAAATGAGTGAGGCCAAACCTCAACAATATCTAGCCCGGCCCTTTTCATTTGGTCGAAGCGATACGCATGAGCGGCAACCCAATCCGCCCACTCCCTGCGGTTGGTAAAGGCGCGCATAAATGATGTGCGCATACAGCTGTCTACGATCCCCCATGTAGGGCGGCGCACAATCACCCACTTGGCGTCTGGAAATGCCTCATGCCATACCGGCCACATTAAACATGCCTTCGCGCCTTTGTAGCAATTCGTATCCTTGCCAAGCGCCTCGGTTACTTTCTCACGAAAATTAGGGACTGGCTCAAGGGCCAATGTTGAAGGTAAGGGGTGCTGCCCCATGGGATCGGCACCAACAGATGTTAAATAGGGTTTGATAATACCGTCACGAACAGCACCACACTCACTTAACTTATTGACGTTGCCGAGATTAGCGCCACAGGCCTGAAAGATTTCAGTGGTGAGGCTTGTTCCGGAGCGCGCCGCGCCTGTAATCAAAATCATATTTTTTCCTTAATTTGTTAGAGGGGCTGGGGCATTTACGCGCTCCGGCCCTTTTTAATCGCCCCAATGCTCCTTAACCCATTTATCATTGACCTGATGCTGTCGAGATCGCCCACCAACCTTCCCGCGATCGTGAAAAGAAACCACGCGCGCCGTCTCCGGTAAGTCTCTGCCGCGCACATGGTTCTTGTAGCTGAGAATCGAGCCTGGTGGCAGAATATCTTGCCATAGATCGGGCTCCGCGTGCGCCTTTAGAAAGAGCCGCTCACGCCCGCCCATTTCCAGCTCAAACTTCTCCGGATCGGCAGAGAAGGTTTCCCATAGGTGTCTAGCTATCGCTGAGTCGGCCTCAAAGCCTATCATGTCGCCGTCTGGAACTTTCTCGCCACGATCATACCCCTTAAACCACGCCCTGACTGCCAAATCGCCGCCATAGAGACCCATATGGTCTATGTTGCCGGTGATTACGTTATCGAGATCAAAGATCAGCACACGGCCCTCTAAACTAGCCTCCCGGCTGTAGGCGTATAGCTTAGGAAAGCAACCCATCCACGATCGCGCCGGAAGTGGCCTGACGTCAACGTACCTTAATTTGAAAACCTGGTCGGAATAGCAGATGAAGCGAAAGGGGATATTGAGATTGCGCCTGACCGCGCGCTCTAATCGCACAACATATCTTTCACCTAGACCGGGCACCGGCCAATCTCCCCACCAGAAACAAATAACATTAAGCATCTTTCCAAATATCCCTAACCCACTCAAACTTTTTAACGGCGTCTTCGTTTTTCCACGGCATGGCGAGAACCAGCCTCACGCCGGGTGGTGGCCCCAACTGACAAGTTCTTAGCTTTCTAAACCACTCCGGCGGATACGTCTTAAACTCCGGGCGCTGAAATGCTATCCAGTCTTGATCACCCCTAAATTTTTCTTTTTCCGCGTCACTAAACCGGCAATAAAGATCGTCAAGCTCACCAGCCTCGAAGCAGAAAGCGCTTGACTGATACTTATTCGCCCACCAATCACCAGACGCCGGTTTGCCTGGCGAGAAGGCAAACGACGGCGGCATGAATGTCGTCTGATCGGTCACGAGCGGCGTGAGATCGTCAACGACAATCGTGTCAAGATCGAGATAAAGCACGCGACCGCTTAAACCATTATCCGGCCGGAACAACTCAAGCTTGGCCCACCAACCATCAAGCCTGCTCGTAAGCGGCAGAGTATCGCAGTCAACCTCATCCTCTGTATTTGTCATGCAGACAAAGTTATGAGCCGGAAGTTTATCAGCAACCATCGACTTGAGTTTGGTAACCCAGCTGGGGTGATAAGCGCGCTTGCGAAAATCACCCTGCCATAAAACGCACGCTACAGTGAGTTGTTTCTGACCCACCATACACAATCCTCCCCAACACTTATTTCGTTATCACCAAAAACCCCAGCCTCAAGGGCGTCGGTGACCGCCTTCTCAACGCCGTCGAAAGATTGGCCGTGCTTGTCTAGATTTTGCCAATCGTGACCTGCGATAATTCCCCTATCACGGACCTTGGGTGCCCATAACTCGATATCTTTTTTGACGCCTTCGTATGTTTTAACGCCGTCAATAAATACCAGGTCAAGCGTGCCGTCGGCAAATAGACCAGCAGCTTCATGGCTGAGCATCTTATGCTTCTCTATGCGGCGTGGGTACTCAGCAAGAACCCTGTCGAACCGGCGCTCATCCCGCAAGATTTGGCCGGAGGTAAAATGCATATAATCCGGCGTGCGCATCCACGGATCAACGGCATGCCAGATCATATCTGGGCACTGCTTTAATATCTCGGAGATATTGCGACCGGCCTTCACTCCGATTTCGGCGCACTCCACGATATTACCATCCTCCTGTATAAGATCAATAAGAACGTCCCACCTCCTGAGGTTGGCTTTAACTATTATTTCTTGTTCCAGAGATTCGGTTGTATCCATGAGTTGTAAATTCCCTCTAAAAAATTCATGCCGCAAAACTCCATTAGCCTGCGTGCTAGATCGGTGTCACCGTAAACCAAATCACCGACGTCAACCTCAATATAATTTGACGCCCATGACTTTACATCGTTTTGCATTTCTATGTGGCGAACGGTTCGCGCCCGGTTCACGGCCGCACCGCGTCCGGACATGCCCGGGTGACGCATCTTACTTGCTACGATATCCTCAATGGGTCGCGTAGGCAAAACCCAAAGGGCGTCAGGCATGTAATGTTTAAACGCCTCACGCTTTTCGAGTAGCAGCGGCGTCTTCGCAACAACAGGCTCATTGTAAAGCATGATCTGATTGAAGTTATCTTTAAATGTGCCTGGGCATGGGCCACATCTTTTCAGGTACGCCTTGAGCCTGATATTCTCCGTGCCCACTTGCGGATTTGTGTCGGGTGCCTGGGTGACTTTCGCGTCACCGATATAAGCGCCGTGAAGATGGATCAGCCATGTAATCATGGTAGTGCCGCAGCGAGTGGGGCCGGCTATAAGAATTGGCTTAGATGTCATTGTAATGCCCGATCTTAAAATCGGTCACTTTACTTCCGCCGTCACCGGTATAGTTAGTGACCTTAATACCCTTGGCCTCGCACTGTCGCGCGGCACGGTCGAAGTCTAGCGCCCAGCGCTCATAGAATTTCGAGTTCTGTTTGGAGTGCCATGCGTAACCCTCATGCCAATGCGTGCTGCCGGTAGCATCATAATCCATGTCGAATCCCAGCAGCCCTATACTTTTTGCCCCGGCTAAATAAGCAAGACCAAGCGCGCCATAACCACTATTCGATCCGTAAATTTCATCAGGCTTGTCACTCAGCCCTAAGTTACGTCTGCGCGTCACGTATGTGGCACCAACGATTTGCTTATGACCGGCCTCATTGGGCGGCATAGCAAGAACCGCCTTACCTCCGCCGTCTACAAATGCCTGGATATCTTTTCGATGGTTTCTAGCGAAGGTTTGATCAAGCGTGAACATAAAGTCACACTGAACTCTAAACACCGCCTTGTTGCACCCAACGACAACGCCCTTGCCGTTTAAACGGCTGAAGTCAAATCCGCGTAGGGATGGGCCACCGCCTAAGACAAAAACATCTTGGCTTGACCAGTTAAAGTCAATACTAGAAAAGTTGAGCATGTCGGGTGCTTCTTGTCGGTTTAGTTTCCTGTGGCGTCTCTTGTTATATCATGCGTGGATTGGTTGCGGAAGAGGCCGCGCCGGAAAGAAGGTTTTACGCGGTCTGTGTCTTCATTTAGAGCATCTATGGCTGAATTACTAACCCCACCAACGCCGGGAACGCCGAGTCCGCCGGAGCGCTTGGACTTGGCCTCTAGCGTAGCGGCCAACTCTTTGTAGTGATCCGAGCGCGCAGAGTAATTAGACTTGACGCCTTCGAATGATACGTCAACCATGCGCGAGTATTTGCCCGCGACAGCAAGCGCGATAATCGACGCGGCACGATAGGCGTTGTTGCCAGCCTCACTTAACGCAAACGCGACTTCCGCATCAGTTGCCTGCTGATCGTTTGTGTCGGTATCGCCAACAAGCATGCGCACCGCGTCTCTCAGGCCATCTGCGTCTGAGGTGCTCGGTGCTGAGTCATATGTCCAAGCCATGTTGTAATCCTATCAGCTAGGTTGAATTGATCGTTTAAGAGTGAACCGGCCTTCCGCCTGGAGTAATGCGTCGCTACCCGCGTCAGTGGCCCAGACGTTATAATAATATCGAACATTTTCATCAAGGCTGCTCAGGTCGCCAGGCTGTAGCGTAATAGTAAACTCAGCGGCGCCCGCGTCGGTTAGGGCAACCTGAGCGTCATTGACATCAAACTCAACTAGAACCGCGCCGCCTGCGGTGGCCGCAAAGGTGATCGCCAAGTTTTGAGTTGCTGGGCTATCAAGCAGGCTGCCGTCCGGCTCCTTGGCCAGCACGGTAATGACCACCAACTCGCCATAGCTGAAACCTTCAATGTTTTGCTCAGTCGCCATCGGGAGCACCTGTTACGGAAGAGAGAAAGGGGTTGCCAATGATTGTAGCCTGAAATGGATTAACAATAAAGGCTGCTGAGTATGGGTTGGAAATAATCTGCGCCAGATAAGGGTCTGCGATGATGCTAGATATATAAGGATCGCCGAGAATGCTGATAGATACATTCGAGCCGTAGGATTGGCCCGCCGGAGCGGATAGGTATGCGGTGATTTCAATCTTGCGTACGATGGCGCCGGAGGAAATAACCGCAGGCGCGGAGAGAGCCGCCGACAGCGATAGCGTGCGGGTGATTGTGCCTGCGGCCGTGAATGCTGGCGCTTCTATAATCGCGCTTAAAGAAATCTCACGAACAATAGCGCCCGAGGCTGTAAAGATCGGAGCATCAAGCGCTGCCGTTGCGCTGATCTTCCTTACGACAACACCAGACGATATAGACGGCGTGGCCGTTAAGTTTGCCGTTAAACTTATCGATGATGATGAGGACGGCCCAAAGTATGTACCGCCAAAATAAGTCTTGCCGAAAAACGAGCCGCCAAACATTAACTGCCGTCCAGCGTCACCGCCGTTCTATTACCATCAGCGTCCGTTGTCGCCGTGATGCGATCTTTACTATCATCGGCAGCCCTAATTACCGGAGAGTTGGTGTCCATATCACTCACCAGACCACCTAGCGCGGCAAGAATAATTCTCAACGCCTCGGTTGGGGTAAATCCGTCCACGTCAGCATCGGCAACAAAGTCTTCGATGGTTGAGATTTTGGCGCCCATGGAATTAGCAGGGCTTGTCCCCGCTGGGAAATCATGGACCGCAGCCGCAACCTCGGCTGGTGTTGAACCGGAAGCCACGGAGCTATTGGTCAGGGCCTGAGAGCTGCGGTTACTAACAAGAAATGTTTGGTATGCTCCGGTCGTGCCTTCCTGGTAAGCCACGGCAGGGTCGCGCGGCCATAGGTTGCCCGTCCTTACGCCATTATAGGTGCCCTCAAGAGGCTTCTCTCTGTAGTCGCGCCCGGCTTGGTTTTGTATGAAGACGTGAGGACCAACAAGAAGGCCCCCGCCGAGATCGGCAGACAGGCTTGTAAACATCGGGTAATAATTCATGTTATTGGCTAGCCAGTCAGCTTTCCATTCGCTGTATCTCTGGGCCTCGTTAAACGCAGAAATTAAATCGATTACATCCTTATTTACATAATCGTATGTAGAGATCGTTGAGCCAGAGTAGGTCGCGTAAGTCAATTCCTCAGATGCGTCAAACGAAAGCGTTAGCCCGTCTTCTGTGATGGTTCCTGTGGCGATAACCCACTGAGCGTCAACAAGTCCGGAGCAAACACCAACCACCGCAAGGTCACCATCTGTCGCGTGATCATAAAGGAAGGTCACGCCAGACGCCGGGTTTGTGGCTTCCATGTCGTCACCGTTTGCGTCCACAGCAAGCGCGGCTGACGCTGAGTTGTAATCGGCTGCGGCAAATACTTTAAGCTCTGTATCTGTGTCACTCGATAAGACACCACCAACTTGGCACGTGACGTTTACAAAATCGGCATACTCATGGACCAGGCCGCTATTGTCCGTGAAGCGCGTATTACTATTCTGACTCGAGGCGTTCAGATCAGCCGTCACTATCCCGGTTGAGTTTTCAAATGTGACCTGGGCACCAACCTTGTCGAACAGCGGTGGGTGTACGCCACGAAAATCCGTGCCGCCCGTTCCCGCACCCTCATCTCCAGCCACATTCTCGCCGTAAATCCGCGCCCATCTAACCCACTGCATCCACTTGATGTTTGTGGGGAGAGTATCTGCGCCACCATAAGTGAGCTGCCGCAAAAAACTCTCTGTGCCGCCATCGTTGTTACTATCAAAAGTATAAAGCGTTGAGCCGTCATAGCTCATGTCCATATCTGTAAACGGAGCGACGTCAGCAACACCATCGCCATCCGCGTCGATATCCGTGATCGGTATCATCCCGGTTACAGCACTGTCTGTGATTGTTGCAAACGTGATCTGGTACTGCTTCGTTGTAAGCGTCTGAGTGAATATCTGATAGCCAATTTTATAGCCCCAAACATCGCAATCAATCTCAAGGTCTAGTTCGGTGTCGTCATCACCGGCACTATCTTTAATCAAGATATTTCCGTCAATAGACCCGGCGTATGGAAAATTAGTCCACGTACCGGCGGCAACTCCTTGACGATATCTCATCTGGTGCGACGACACAGCAAGGCTTTCTACATGAAGCACGTTCAGATATTCTTGATAAGAAGCACCGCCGCGAGATGTTACCGTGCGAAACGCGCTACCGCGCAGCCCTTTAATGCAATTCGAATTAAAAAACGAAGCGGCACCGGCAGCGTTGGTTACCCACTCAATGGAAGTAAAGCCATCAAGGTCGCGCCAGTAAAATGATGGGTTAGTGCCTCGGAAAGTGTCGTTTGTCCGCTGAATACGCTCAACGAATTGAGATATGGCCTTGTGATGAATACCACCACTTGCGCCACCGGCATCAGTGATGCGCCCGCCGGATATTTCGTCAGTCCCTACACCGGCAAAGAAAAAGTCAATGCCCGTTATGATATCGCCGGTGATCGAAAGGTAAATGTCACCATCGGGAACCGAGCCGCGAGGCTGGGAAGAGAGAGTAAGTGTTCCAGCATCATCATTTAATACGGTACTCATTAGCCTGCGCCCCCGGGATTCGGCTCCATCTCGATTGAGTACACTTTATTTTCGTTGACGGCTATATCAACGGCAAAAGCGGTTGGGTAGTATCCGTCAACGTAACACCAGCCGTTGATAACAGTGCCGTTTGTAATAGTAATAGATGCCGTGGCGCTGGCTAGGTCGGCGTTATGCAACTTCGATCCGTCGCTGTCGTCTTCAATCACGATGCGCGCCGGGTAAACGTCAGGCGTGACTTCAACGGTTCGGTCAGCGGAGACTGTTAATGTGGCTCCGCCGGTTAAGTTGTCTTGAACATCAGCGTCGCTAGACAGGCCCGTCACATTATCACCAACATTGATTGTGATATCGTTTCCGCCGGTCGCAAGTATCGGATCGGTTGCGCCTGTGAAGGTCTTGTTGCTTATGCTCCAGACGATAGCGCCTGCGGTGCTGTCAACCTCATATAAGTTATCGGCTGCCGTATCTGTGCGGAATATTTGCTGGGCACTATCCGAGCCACCGGCGTTACGATAAGCAAGCTGAAATGTTAAGCGCGGATTTAGGAATGTCGAGTTAGTAATGGTCAGGGCGTCAATATCTATCTCGGAGCAGCTTGCAAAAATGGCGCCGTCAATAGTAATCCCTGCAATAAGGCTTAGGGTCGCATTAGAGAAAAGACAACCACCAAAATCGTAAGTCGCGCTTGTTGACGTGCTCGCGTGAAGGGTTAGGGTAAATGACTTTTCGCCAGACACACCGCAGTTTCTCAACTTCACCGTGCTGCCCGCCGTTGCTCTGATAGTCAGCCCATACAGATCATCCCCGCCCTGATAGGTGGTCTCACCGTCAGATGTACTGAACGCGGGTGCAAACTCTAAATTGCCCTTGTTAAAGTCAACATAGATATCCTCCGTGCCGTCACCAAGCTGAACAGGTTGGTAAAGAAGCCCCTGCGTGTTGCCCTGGCTGAGTCCTGAGTATTCTGTTGCTGATGCATCTGATAAAAGTTCAGCAATGGCTTTTGGTGTTATTGGGTAGCCCTCGCAGCCACCAAGCACAATACCGGGTGATGCTACGTTGAGCTTGTGGAGGTTGTAAATACTCGCCCTAAACGCCGTTGTATCCTCATCCATTCTAAACAAGAAGCCAACCCGGTCTATGTCGTCAGCATCAAACGACCCTGAAACATTCTCAGTATGCACCGCAGTTGTTACGTCACCTGGGTTGACGTATGAGTAAGCCCACTGACCGCCGTATGGGTAATTGCTATCCCTGCCATTCACAAGGAAGCTGCGCCAGTTTCCGAGAGTGTCTATAAACACCATCATGACGCCGTGCCGTGACATTGTAGATGAAAAACCTAGCATTAATGGATTGAATAATTTATGCCCAAATCCAACAAGCTCGCCATCTAATGATCGCGCCGTCCCCAGGTCAATAGCATAACCAAACCAAAGCATTTCAGTTTGCCCGTTAGTTCTGCTCATGCGATAACTAGAACTATCGCCACTTGGGTCGTCACCGCTCGTAGACGCAGGGGCCTCATCCTCAAACCCAATATCAAGTAAGGTTATTGTGCCCGACCCGTCACCAGCTAAAGTAATGGCAGAGGGTGTGCTGTCGCTAACCAGGGCTAGGGATATGTTGTCGTCATCAACATGGATGATTGAGTAATAACCGCCGTCCGTTAGATTACTGTCTACAGTCCCGGCACCCTCGTCGATCTTCACAACGTATCGACCAGCCTCTTGATACCCATGACCTGTAATTTCAATCACATTTCCAGTCACGTTGGCCGCCGTGTAGGTCTGGTCGTTTACCGTAGGAATAGGTGCGCGGTCCAATATGGACTGCAAGCTGATCATTGAGTTGCCCGAGAAGGGTGCGTTATGCTCACCCCAAAGAGGATCAAGGATTTCTACGAGCGGATTGCTGGGGTCGATATAGGGTGGCACGATAGCTGAGCCTGAGGGGTTCGCGTCGGTAATTGCGATCGTAGACGTTGAGTTTGTGGAGCCCGACCTAATATGCACATCTGGCGTTGCAGTTGCTCCGGCTGTTTGCTTAAAACCCCAAGCGGCCATAGCAGTTAGGGTTATGTCTCCGTAAAATATATCGATATGCTTTACTGAGCGATCAGCCCGAATGGCTTTTTTGCTCAGCGTGCAACACGCGTGATGTAGCAGCAAGCTGTTATCATTAGCCGTCGTTATTGATGGGAGCGACGGATTCGATCCTGAAGTGGCTTCATTCGAAGCAAACTCAGTTCCCGTGATTGGGGTGGTTGGGTCGTGCCCCTGAACCACATGGCAAATAGCCGCCCAATCATTATTGGTCGAACTTGTCACGGTCAGCGACATATCCGAGCCAGTAGCTATTCCGTAAAAATATGCAGACCTCAGCAGGTTGTTTGATGTCTTGACCTCATTGACCATTGTCCAAATACCAGTATCTCCACCAAAGGCTGTAGTCCCTGATTTTTGGTGAACGCGCACCACAAGTAAATCGCCCGTCTCGTGAGTAGGCATAGTTACAGGAAAAGAAGTGCCAACCTTCTGACTGGACGTGGCACTGCGGACATGACGGGGCATTAGCTTAGCACCTTCACGGTAAATCCACCGTGCTGGTTCTCGATCACGGCCGTGCCCTTGCTTGATTGCTCGTACCAGTTATTAGGAATGAAAGACGCAGCACCAAGAGGTATTGGCTTGCCCATAAGATCACCGACAGTTTCCGGAGCGGGTAAGAATTGGGGCATCTGATCAAACGGCCAGTTCCCGAAATCTAAGACCAAATCAACAAGATTTTGCTCACCCCAGGGCGTCAAAATACGTTTTGTTTCCCTAAGTGTGGTGCTCTTCACTTGAATGATCAATGCGGCCATTAGGATGCTGGCTGGGTGTATGTAAGCGCGGGAGCGGTTAATACCTCACCGGCATTAACAACGCCGCCAGTCACGCTTAAAATCAGGTCTGCGCCGGAACCAGGACCGCCAGCAGAGCCCTCCCAAACGACGTTGTCGTCGCTATCCCTGACGGAGAAGCTATCAACGGTGCCGCCGATAGCGCTGCTATCGTCGGTAATTGCGTTTGCGGTGGCCACGCCCGCAGCGGCATCGCCAAAAGCTGGGCTTGAAAAGGTTAGGGTTGCAACCTCAACAGTACCCGCCTCAAGAACAAGGGTTCCCACCCCCGAACCGGCATCAACAAGATCGACAACGGCATTGCAGGATGCGTTTCTTGATGCGTTGGGTAGGGTAACTGACAAGGCTTATTTTCCTTAAGCATTAGCGATGCGGCGTGCCCGGATCGCTGCGCGCTGACCATCCCGGGAGCGCTCCAACGGAGCACCCTCTACCTCTGCTATGGCAGCAAGGTCTCTCAGCTTGTTGATTTTGTCAAGGCCATCGTCTTCGGCTTCGGTGTTGGTTTCTTCGCCGGTAGGCTCTTCGGTCTGAGGCGTATCTAGCTCTGCTTCCTGATCTTCATTTTGATGATACAGGCTGCCAGCCTCAAACATTTGACGGACGCGACGTGGGGTGACGGCAAGTTGCCGCCACCGCCAATTCGCATCAGCCTCAACGCGCCTGCCGTTGAACGTAAAAAACTTACGCGCAAAGACAGGTTTGTTGATATCGAAAACTCGCTTGGTTTGTCGCCGGGCCATGACCTAGCTCCCTTTCAATTAGACTACAATGCTGTCCCAGAAGTAGCCAAGGTCAGCGGCGATGAGCTTCTGATCCATAGCAATAGCGCCCTCAACGCGGTCACTCTCAAGGGCTTCCCTGCGGAAACTCTTGATAGCAATGCCGCTATCGTTGTTGACGTTGAGGTAGCCGGTCCAGGAGAACGTGTAACCGCCGGTTGGCTCCAGCAACCCAGGCTGAGGCGCTGCGTAAGTGAGCAACGCTTTCTTGCCGCCGATGAAGCTATGCGCATTGGTAGCACCGCGCGCTGCGGTGTTCTCAATAGCACGCATCACCAGCACCCGTTCCAGACCAAACAACGCGGCAAGCGTAGCCTGGTTGACGCGGGCGGGGCTTTCGTTAGTCGCTGACGCATACTTGATGCGATCAACGATATCTGGGTGATCCTCAAGGGCGTCAAGAACAGCCTTGCCGAGAACCAAGGTATTCGGCGTGAAGCCTGTGCTTTCTTCCACAGCCGTGATAGCGGCACGGATGTTTGCGATAGGATCGGAGGCGGCATCATTCCAGCGGATAACTTCGCCGGAAGATGCGCTTGAGTCGACGCCAGTAATGTCTGTGGTCCAGACACCTGCGGTGAAGAAGTTGGCTGCCCAATTCTTCTCACGCTTGATCAGCAACTTTTGCGTCACGAAGCGAGTGGCGGAGCTATCGATACTCAGGGCTGCGTCAGCATTGGAGCGCATCTGATCATCGATGTCTTTGTGGTGCGCCCACACTTTAGCAAAGTAAGTGGGCGTGTTGTCGAGGTTGTAGCCGCTGCCAGCACTTTCGGTACCAGGTGCGCGCTGTTGAGCCTCGTCGCGGTTGAAATCGCCACGCTCATAGACGTAGTAGCGATCTGACTGCTTGGCCACAGGCACGTTTGGAAAAACGGCCCCCGCGACAAAGCTAGAAGCCTTCTGCATGAAGGCGATTGAGATGGTTGTCAACGCACTGTCAACATGCACCTCAGAGGCTGTAGGTTTAGACATTTAGTGTCGCTCCTTCAAGGGATTGCCCACGTCATCGCGACGTTGGCGGGGTTGTCAGTGGTTAGCGTTAAGCAGGGCCACGTGGGTTAAAGATCATGGAGATAACAGACCCGTCAGCACCCGTCTCAAGGGCTGTTCCGAGAATGATATCACCGCTCGCTGGGTTGACCGCTTCGCCGTTAGTATCAGAAGCAACCGGCCCGCCGCGCGTTACCACGCCGCCGCAAATCACTTCAACCACACCGCCGATAGCAACCTCAGCCACACGACCGGCTGCAGAAGGGTTATTCTGCAGCACGCCGTCGGCATGAGCGCCGTCGCCAGCCGGGTCAATTTGACCGTCCGCCGACACAGCAACAAAGAAGTACTGCTTGGCCGAAAGGTCTGCACCCGCCTCAAGCGAGATTGGGATCATTTTTTCGCTACGTGACATGTCCTATGCCCTCCCTGTTTCTGAGCCGCGAGCGGCAACCAACAGGTCACGGCCCTCACCCCTTTCGGTAACTTCAGCAAACGCCACTTCGTAAGTTGTGTCGTTCTCTTTTTGGTAAGCCTTCGCCAATGCTTCCAGCTTAACCGCTGGCTCATTCGCGTCAACGTCTCCGCCGGTCTTCCCGACAGTTTCGAAGAGCTCGCTTGTGGCTGCGTCAGCGGCCTTGAGGGTTTCACCCACGGCCGTGCGTGTCGGCTCATCGGCGATACAATCGACAGCCTTAAGCAAAGCGCCGCGCTGCTCTGGTGTCCCAGAGAGATTTGGCAACTCAACATCGGCGCGCTTCGAAAGAGTTTCAAGTTCACCCTTCTGAGTAAGCGCGGCGATCTGCTCCTGCTGGGTTTGATAAGCCTTGAGCATCGGAGCTGGGATGAGTGATTTTTCAATCTGCTCACCGTTGAACTCGATAAACTCAACATCAGCTGGTGCGTGCTTAGCAACAACAATAGTCACCGCGCCATCAGCTGACTTTTCGATCTTGGCGCCAGCAGCATCAGCAGCCTTGACAAGCGCCTCGGTTTCGGCCTGGGCGACAGCCAGTGCCTCTGCGGAACCTTCCGCAGCTTTCTCAAGATCAGCAACCTGCTTTTCCAGTTTGCCGAGCTTTTTATTCAGCTCATTGATATCCATTGTTTCCTCCGCTGGATTATCACCGGACAGGCCGGTTGTTTTGCGCAAAACGCGCAGTGCAATGGCAAGACCCTCACGCTTTGAGGAGCCCTTGCTCATCGTTTCTTGAAGCGAAGCCTTTTCAGCCTCGTTTAATTGCTCTTGCGCAACTCGAATGAAATCACCAACATTCTTGTCTAGCTGCGCTTTTTGCTCAGCGCCGGTAAGCGATCTCATTGTTTCCTTAACACTCTCCATGAACGCCT